CCTTGCGTTTTAGTATTTCAGCTCTTGATTGAGCTTCGTTAAGACTTTCATAAGTTCCACGAATTTTAATCCCACGAACTGATGTTTGAAAGTTATTTTCCTTTGAAAATTGTTCACTAATTTGTGTATCGTTATCCACTTTGAAACTTTTGTAATCTTCATCTATTGAAGCCGTATTAAAACAAGACCCATATTGTTCTTTAATAGACATCAATTCATTCTTCTTTTCAGGGAATAGAGACATCAAACCGTCATATAGTTCACTATTTTTCAAAATGTTTTCCTTCAAATATGCAGATACAAAATAAGCCTCTTTAGATTTTAATACATCCTCAGGAGAAATAAAAGATATACACGCATAGGATTGTCCTCTCAGAGGGTCATCCTGATCTAAATAATCAACCTTCTTTGTACTTTCTGGTTGTATATCACTCATAATTTAAAATAAAATATTGTTTGATTTAAAGTACACACTGCACAATTCTTTAATATATATTTTTTTTTTTTCTTATAATTATTTATAAAACAATATACGCAAAATCACAAAACATGAACGATTTTTCATTTGACTTCATGGAAATTATTGTAAGAATGCTCAAGTATCTTTTCGAGGGTTTAGTCGTTGCTACTGCAGCATTCTTTTTCCCTGGTAAAAAACCAAAGGTTGAAGAGGTTATGTTCATAGGGTTTGTAGCAGCAGCGACATTCTCTCTATTGGATCTCTTTGCTCCTTCCATTGGTGTTAGTGCCCGTCATGGTGCTGGTTTCGGTATGGGTGCTAACCTAGTAAATTTCCCCCAATAAATTTAAATACTTCTTACAAATTTCCAACCCAAATCATCACATATTTTTTTCCATATTTGTTCTTGTTGATGGAGTTTATCTCTACTTTTCAATAAAGGAAAATATTTCAAAAACTCAAGTTCATTTAATATTTGAATAAACTTGTGCAAAACATAACTGTAAGACAAAAAGTTTTTCCGATTATTAGGACTATATTTTAAAAAAGGTACTTGAACCTCTCGAAACATGTTCTTTAATTTTTCCTCCAATTCGGGGTTCAAATGTGGATTTGGTATACCTGTAATTTTGTTTAAGATGTAAGGAATGTGCTCATAGTATTTGTTGATTTTATGTTTTTTTAAAATTTCTCTTATCTTTATTGGTGTGACTATCGCTAAATTATATATACGTTGTTTGTTTAGTTCCATCATTATCTTATTGAAGACTTCGTCTGGTATATCGGTTGTTTCTTTTCCTTGAATTTGATTTAACCATTCTGAGAAGTGATTTATTCTCTTGTAGCTAAAATATGAAATCTCTTTAGGAGGATCTTTGTAGGATGGTTTTTCATTATCGGTAATGATATGTTCAATTGTATAGCAATCTCTACAGCATACAATACCTTCGTTGCTTAAAATGTCCTTTGAGTTTCCCTTACAAAACGAACATAAGGACGAATTGTCTTGTGTAATACTATTATTTATATAGTTCTTGTCAGTATAACTAAGGTAGTCATCCAATAAATGAAACCTACTATTTTTAACACTCTTGTTTGTAATTTTGTTTAAATCTTCCATATTTCCGTTGGTAAAATAATGTGCGATTGTGTTACTTGTAGTTGATTTTTGACCAATAGACATGACACCACCCTCGTCATTGTTATTTTCAAGAAGATTGTAATAATTATATAAAATATCACTTGTATTTACAAAATACTCGAGTTCCTCTTTATTTGTCTTAATACTATTTATTTCTTTATTAACATATTCAATATCTTCCTTTGTAAAAATAATCTGATGAATTTCTTCATCCGTCAATTCTGAACGCGGTTTTCTTTGTAGAGTGGATAGAATGTCTTTAAGATTATTTAATTCTTTATTGAAAGATTCATATTTTTCCTCATTAGTTGAAAAATTGTCAATCATAGATTTATGTCTTAAATCTAAGGTAGTATTTGATATTTGATAATTACAATGCCGTTTTGGGTTGTTTCTTTGTTTAGTTTTCATCAAATCTTATGTAACAAATGAAGTAACACGTTTTTAATATGTATTGAAAAAAAAATGATTAAATATTTATTTTAAAACACATTACTTCTTAAAGGACAAATTTATTGATAAAGAAAAGAAAAACCTTTTTTTAAACACCAATATTGAAGAACTTTATAATAAAAAAAACACAAGAAATATAATTTTAATTTTTTTTTAAAGTTTTTTTAATTGAATTTTTTTTCTTGTCATATATTATAATAATAAAAAACATTCACTTACAAATATGGGAGGAGGATTAATGCAACTTGTCGCTTACGGTGCCCAGGACATTTACTTGTCCGGAAACCCCCAAATTACCTTCTTCAAAGTGGTGTACAGACGTCACACCAACTTCTCTATGGAATCCATTGAACAAACTTTCAACGGTACCACTGGTTTCGGTCGCAAAGTAACATGCACTGTGTCCCGTAACGGTGATTTGATCAACCGTATGTATCTCCAAATGGATCTCCCCGCTCTCCAAACCGGTGATTACGACTCCTGGGTGGGTCACAAACTCGTCAAATCCGTAGAGATTGAAATTGGTGGTCAACGTATTGACAAACATTACGGTGACTGGCTTCACATCTGGAACGAGCTTTCCCAAACCGCTTCTCATTGGGATGGCTACAAGAAGATGGTTGAAGGTTCCTATGTGGATTCTACTAGGGAAAATAAAGTAACTTACCCTAACGAGATCTCTGAACAATCTCATGATAGTGCTCGTACTGTGTATGTACCCCTTCAGTTCTGGTTCTGCCGCAACCCTGGTCTCGCGCTTCCTCTTATTGCTCTCCAATATCACGAGGTGAAACTCAATATTGAATTTGCTCAACTTGTCGATGTGGCTGTAAACGAAGTAGTAAATAACCCTAATGAGTACTCACAATTACAAATCAATGCTAGAAATACTGCTGTTGATGGTGGTGATACTGTAGCGGCGTGGAACGCTGCCAATGACCCTGAATTAGAGGTTTCTCCAACATCTACACCTCCTTCCGTTTCTGACGGTGCTCTCAGTGCTTCCCTCTATGTGGACTATGTCTACCTTGATACTGATGAACGTCGTCGTTTCGCCCAAGTGTCCCACGAGTATCTCATTGAGCAACTCCAATTCACTGGTGACGAAACCGCCTCCCCTAACATCAAGCTCAATCTTAATCATCCCGTGAAAGAGATTGTATGGGTTGAGAAGGCGTCTTCCTCCGCTAAGGTTGGTGACTACGTGTCCTCCTACAAAAATGCTCAAATTACTCTTAACAGTCACGAGCGTTTCTCCAAGAGGATGCCTATGTATTTCCAACTTGTGCAACCTTACCAACATCACGAACGTGTGCCCGTGACTGATAATGACTCGTCCTCCATTAACGTGTACTCCTTCGCTCTCAAACCCGAAGAACATCAACCATCTGGCTCTTGTAACATGTCCCGTATTGACAACTCCACCCTCAAACTTGAAGGTGTTAACCCAAGCCATATGGTGAAGGTGTTCGCGGTGAACTACAATGTGCTCCGTATCATGTCGGGCATGGGAGGATTAGCATATTCGAATTGAGAGGATAAACCACCTATACCATACAAATATTCTCCTTATTATAAAAAAACACACACAAAAAAAAACAAATTATTTTTCAAAATTATTTTTTATTAATAAAAAAAATTATTTTCATTATCTCCTCATTTTAAAATTTGATTTATTCTTAAAAATTTAACTTAAAGAAATGTACAAACCATCAAAAGTAAGACTGTGATTAAAATGTCGTTCTTATACGTAACAACAACTAGTTTTTCAAACAATAGATATCATCTTGCCCGTAAAGAATCACAAGAACAAGACGTTTATGAATTTTCAAATAATGTAGATGAGTATTGCATCATCAGATTACAAAAAAATAAATATACCATTATTGATAAAAAATACATGAATGAAGTGATGAAGTATAATTGGTATTTACATATTGGTACAGGGTATATAGCACATAGAATTAGAAATAATGAGGAAGAATTGGGGAAGCAAAACGAACCTAAAAACAGTTCAATTTATCTCCACACTCTAATAAAAAGGCTAGAAAGCGGTGATCCAAATTTTAATATTGAACGACATGTGACATCTATTGATCATATAAATCGACAAAAATATGATAACAGAGTCTCAAATCTTAGAATAGCCACAAACTCAGAACAAAATTATAATCAAAAAATGAGATGTGATAGAAAAGGTCCACATGATGAACTCTTTGACATTGGAATAACAGAGTATTCGAGACATATTCGTTTTGACAATACTCAACAGAGGTTTGTTCTGGAAAGTCATCCACAATTGAAAAAAGAAAACAAGAAGACGTTAAATGGAACAAGGAAAGGTTCAATTATTGAAAAATATTTTGAAATTTTACATATTGGACATGAGTTAGATAAAGAATTCATGAAGAATGATACAACAATTTTCGAAGGTAAACAGGAAACCGAATTCGAAAAGTGTATCGACATTATTAACTCGTTCAACAATTATCAAGAAAATAAAGAAAAGGTTATATCTATTGAAGATGCATATGAAACATTTACAGATACGTCTTCATATAAAAGCCAAATTGATTTCATGTTTACAAATGAAGATTTAGGATTAAAAGATCCACACATTATTCATGAAGAGGATGGATACGTATTAACAAAAAAAATGATTAAAAAACTTCCTTCTCATATATATTTCACTTTACCTAAAAAAAATAGAGGGTGTTACTTTGAATACGATTTTAAAGATCCTGAAACCAAGACAAGAAACATAAAACGATTTGGATCATCAGTTAAAGTTTCTTTGAAAGAAAAATATGATACAGCAATGAATTTTTTGAAAGAGGAAGGGACACACAACAAAAACTAGTAATTCCCAATTCGATTATTTAAAAAAAAAAAAAAGTTGTTTTTTTTTTCCCGTTAATTTATGTTTAATATTTAATTTTTTCTAACAATTTAAATAAAGAATGAATAATGTGTATTTTCTCCTTACAACCTCTATTATGAACACGATGTTTTTCACATCTGGTTTGGATAAAATAATGAATTACACCAAAGTTGTGAATGGTTTAGAGAAGAGATTAAATAAAACGATACCTTATACTTCAATATTGATAATGTGTGCGATAGTCATCGAGATCATGTGTCCGTTGGTAATATTCTTTTGTATTTGGAAAAGAAGTAAACAAAATGATCGAAAAGGGATGTATGCAAGTATTATATTGATGATGTTTACTGTTATGGCAACCTTGTTCTACCATTTCCCACCTACAACGAGTGCTAAATATTATCCATTTATGTCGAATTTAGCATTGATCGGAGGTCTCGGTTTGATGACATTGGTGTTCAATGGGAACGTTTTGTTTTAGACGGAGTGCTTTAAATTTGTCGGATATATAGAATAGAGGAAATTTAACATATTCGTAAATTTGTTCGATAAAATCGATATGACTTGACATTTTATTACATTTATTAAGGATCTCATTACTTAACAAACGTTCGATACGATCTAGTTTATCATTGAGTTCTATAATTCTTTCTTCGTTATTTATCATATATCTTTTATTAAAAAGATTGGATAATATTCCTTTTAAATATATATAATCGTTTAAACGTATTATGTTTGGTATTTAACATAAGTCAACTTAATAAAAAAAAACGATGAACGAACTTATTGTGAACGAGTTTATGAAATTTTACTATAACAATTTAAACACTAAAGAAAATGATACGTGTTTTAAACACATCATTCCACATTTAAAACAACATTCTATTTTCATTCGAGACAATAAACAATTGAAAGGAGAGAAACAAATTATAGATACTATATTCAAGACACCATATCAATTTATACCTCAAAAAATAGACATCCTTATCAACGGAGAAAGAAGGGCGAATGTGATGGTATCTGGACAGGTTACATCAGGATATAATGAGGCATTGAACAATTTTTCAGAATATTTTCATTTAGCGTATGGAAATGATAAACAATATTGGATTCATACCTCAATATTACAATTTCAAAAATAAAATTAAATGTTTTCGAAACATCTCCAATATAACTTCATTTTTTTTATTTTTTTAGCAAATTTATTTTGTCATCTTTTCAACAAATGTATTATATGAAAATAAAAAAAACACTTTTCGTGATGAGTTCAGAATTTTCTATTGGAGAAAAAACTAAATGGAATGACAGACCATGCGTCGTTGTACGCAATAATAACATACTTGGAATGAATAAATCTAAATCTGTTGTTATTCAGTTTGATGATACAAAACAATTCATGATGTTAACAAATGAAAAAATAAAAAACTTGCATAAAACTTAAAAGATGTTTTTAATAATAAATGTTTAATATAAAAAACGAGTTAACAAGTATTTTCAATATGAAATTAACAGCAACAATGTTTCTAGTTTTCCTTTTTCTTCTTACTCTTATTATCATACTAAATAACAAAAATATTGAAAAATTTGTAGCTGATAATGAAAAATTATTAGATTGTACATTATCTAGTGGTATTTATAATATATCTGACGAAAAATTTAAATGTTGTGATCCTAAATATGCAAAAACACCACTTTGTATAAATGAAACAGTTATTGATAATTCCACCGATCCATTAACAGGGAAAACAAACGAAGAGAAAAAAATGTATTTGGACATTTTGATAGCCTCTCTTGAAACTCAATTGAGAGCGTTGATTGGAATAGAAGAAGAAAAAAAGGCACTTTATATAA